ATCCGCAGCGCCGAACGGCAGTACGTCAAACCATACCGGGCCCGCGGTCACGCGGCTGTCGGCCTTTATGCCGGATAGTTTCAGTTCCCAGCGTCCTGCAGTGAGGTTTATTCCCTGCTCTGCAGTGATTTCGCCACTTGTGAGCTCCGCGGTTATGGTCTTATCTCCGCATACAAAATAGGCCGTGATAACGCGGCCCTTCCAGTCGGCGTCAAACGCAAATTTTGCAGTCAGATAGTTTATGCTGTCCGCCACCACAAGTGGTGTACGCAGCATAAGCCTCTGCCCGCGTATAATGCCTGTAAGCATAGTCGCCCTCCTACAGTTTGTATTCTATGACATAAGTGCCGGATATTTTATTCACTTTTACCCGGTCGCCCGCTTTCAATGAGAGCGCGGCGTTATATTTATAGCGTTTCTGCGTAGCGGTAGTTTCTCCGTCAAATTTGAGCGTGGCTTTGCCGCCGGATACTGCCACCACGGTGGCAAATTTCGCCGCTGATGGCCTGCGCTTTTGTAAAAACAGTGCTTCCTGCTCCTGATATATCACACGAACACCACCTTTTTTGCCTGATGCTCCATGAGGGCGCCAGGGCGTATCTCTATTTTCCAGTCGGTTTCTTCGTATACGCCTACCAGCTCCCCGTTATACAGCGCGATAACATCTCCTACGCCATGGGCCGGGTTTACGGCCGTGTAAAATTTGATTTTTTGCGTTGCAAACATGGATTTCACAGCAAGATTATCCGCGTATTTTTGCAGCGCCGTCTGGCTTGCTATATTATCCAGTTCAACCGGCGTCGCCAATATGCGCCGCCCCCTGCGTACCGTGGACAAAGCGGAGATCATGCTGTCATTTATGCCCGTTGCGGTCATGGGGTTGTCATAGTCAGGGTTAGATACGTTGACGATGAAAACGTTGGGGGCCTCATATATGTCCATTTCCTCTGTGTATTCCGGGGCGATAATACTATATTCGTCGTCCCGATACTCCCGGTCTATGTTGGAGCTGGACGGGGCCTCGTACCTTTCAAGGCGGGCCACCCCATCAAAATCAAACCAAATATCCGAAAAGTTTATCTCGGACAGTAGTGCATTGATAATGGTGAGATATTCCGTTCCTATTTCCCAATCCTCACGGTCTGTGGCAAGAGTGTCCTCGCAATCGTCCATCCGTATGCGCGGTATTCCGGCGTCCCGGATAAGGCTCTGTATCGCAGTCATATATGGCGTCCCCGCCGCAATATAATACCGGGTCTCGGTTTTAGTCTGTTTGAGCCTCAGTGCCCGATCGTATGCCTCTATGGTGTCCTCGTCCTTGCCGTATTTAGTGTGTTTGGTGGTCAGCGTGCCCACCATGTATATGCCGAGAGGATACTCTATGCCGTCCTTGATGTAATACGGCCTTATTTCATCGTTTAGATAATCCACATTGTCGTTATGCTCGAACACGCCGTACATGGAGGTCTTTATTTCGCCGTCGGCAGCCATGGTGACGGTGGGATAGTCATCCCCCACCGCCGTCAGATTGTGCTCTGTAACAGCCCCGTTGCGTATCACCTCAAAGCGGCTGGCTACTACGCTCATCGTATCAATCATGCTCAATCCTCTCCATGTTGTCCGTTTGCTGTATGCTGCACGAAAATGCCCTGAAAAACTGGTCTATGCTCAGCTCGAAGCCCATCAGCGGGCCGGTGCACAGGCAGCCGTGCTGATCTCTGTATATCACGGTCTTGCCCAGCAGTCCCTCAAAAGCCGCTGCCTGCGCCGCATCGTTAAAAGCAGCGTTAAAACTGTATATTTTGGTTATTTGCTGCGAGGTCTCAGCCACGGGATACCGCCGCCCGGCGTAAAACTGATACGCTACATCCTGATACACCGACACGCCCAGCGGGCTATTCTGCGCGGTGGAATATTCCAGCCGCAACCATTGCATTTCGCCCAGCGCCGCTATCTCCGGCGCGTCTACCGAAAGCGTGACCGTGACCTCATTGGACATGGAGTAACTGTCTCCAGCAACACCGCGCACCTTATATTTGTGCGTCCCTATGGCCATTTGGTCGGAGTATGTGTGTGCCGTGGTTTTTGCTATTGGTATGTCATCGCGGTAGATATAGTAAGTTTTGTGATCCGTTTCCGTCCACGCAAGGGCCGCTTTTTCGCCGCCCGCGGCAAAAAGTGTTATTGGCGCGCCCGGGGTGTTGACAACGGTAAATTCAGCCGTTCCCCAATCGCTCCAAAGGCCGTATTCGTTTTGTATCCGCACTGCAGCTATGTGCGCGCCATCAGCCAGATATTCTTTAACCTTGTATCGCCCGTCAGTGCTGTAAGCGGTGCGGAGTACCGCATCGTCTACCTTCACCTGATAAGCAAGCTGCCCTTCGCCTGTCCACGTTATCACCGGCCTCGGGCTTGCCGTTGCGGATACCGTCGGTGTGGATGGTTTGCCCTGGGCCGTAAATGACGCCTCTTCGCTCCATGCGCTAACTTGATTGTTTGCGTTCGTGCAGCGCACGCGCCATTTTACGATGCCTGCGGCAAAAGTGTTTGGAGGTATATTTACATTAGTGTTTGCCGATTCTGCGGAGGCCAACGCAGTCCAGTCAGTGTGAGATGTATCCTTATATTGCAGTTCGTATTTTTTTTGTGCTAACCCCTCGCGGCTTGCGTATGTCCACTCAAAATTTATCGTATCCCAGCTTCCGGCGTATGTGTTTTTCGGTTTTGTCGTTGTTACGGTTATTTCGTCGTTCGGGAGTAAGCCCTTTATGAAGTAGTTGCCGTATTGGTCTTGGTCGTCTTCCAGTTGTGTTGATTGGGGGATTACAAAAGCGGGGACAACCCCGCCCGAGCCCGAGGGGCGGTAGCTGAAGGAGGAGCCGACCGCGTTGACGCTCCACGCGCCGTCAGAGGAGTTCTGCGAAGAAAGCCACCAGAGGGTCGATGCGCCCCCCTTTTTCTTTATGCGCCTGTTGTTGCTGGTGTAATATTGGAGAGCTTTGCCCTCCGCAACTCCGCTGTTATTGCCAAAGCCCGCCATGGTGTAGGTCAGGGCGAACATCTTGCGGGTTATGCTATTGCTGCCTTTGAGAGCAAAGGTAACATTCATCATTTTTTCGCGCAGCGTTTGCGGGAAACTGTTGAATATCGTATTTTTTATAAGGTTATCCAGTGTTCCGTCCGGGTATAGGGTCGAGTTTCCAAACTCCGATTCTTCGTATGCATTTTTGTATACCAGCACCGCGCCTCCGGATACGAGGTTGTTTTTATCAGCCACTTCGCATTGCCTGTTTTCTTCGGTGCCTACCGGGATGAGTATTATTGCCCCGAGCGGCAAGTCTGCTAATGTCGCCATATGTTACCCTCCGTACCCCATCCGCACGCTGCGTCGGTAGTTGTTCGCCATGTCTACCAGTTTTTGTATATCGCTTATCTGCGACATATCAACTCTGATATTAAATATGTCGCCGCCCACGCCGCGGCTCTCCTGATTATTCAACACCCTGCTTCCCTTCGGTAAGTCTATCAGTTCCGGGCCGTTCTCGCCTACCCAAGTCAGGCCGCCGCGCCAGTTGTCGGTGCCAGCGGCGTTATGCGCCACGCTGCCCATCCAACGCCCGAAGCTGCTGTCTGTGCCGTTAAAAACGTTGGCTATGCTCTGTATATTCGAGGTGTCAAATCTCTTCTGCCCGAAGGAGAAAAGATAATCCAGCGTGTCTGTAAGCGCTCCCACAGCGTTTACGACCACCTTCACCGCGTCCGCGAACAGGGCCAGTACGCCGCCAATCGCCTGGAATACCGGCTTTAGCAGGTTGAGTATATCCAGCACCGGCTCTAACGCCTGTAACAGGTTGCCCGCCAGTTCGATGATTGTGCCGAAAAGGTCAACCAGCCCCGTATCCGCCGCAAACTCCGCAAATTGCATCGCAAGGTCGCCCACGATCTGTATTACCTGTTCGAGGGCCGGTGCAAAAGCAGCCGCAACTTTGCTTTTCGCGGCTTCCATTTTTGCCTCGAACATTCCGAGCGAATCGCTGAGAGAGGCCAGCTTTTGTATGTCCTCGTCCTTCACGATGGGCGCTGCCGAGGCTACCTGTTCTATTGCCCTGCCGTATTTTTCAAGCATGGGGATAACGGCTTCTTCGCCGGTCGTTCCCAGCAGTTTTGAGGCTATTGCATTTCTATCGGTTACGTCGGACATCTGTGCCAGAGCGCTGTATACCTCTGTAAAAAGCTGTGCCTGTGATTTCATTGTGCCGTCGGTGTTTGTCACCGATACGCCGAGGCGGTCGAACATTTCCGCCGCTTCGCTGGAGCCGCTGGCGGCGTCCTGTGCTTTCTCGGCAAGGGCGGAAAGGTCTCCCTTAGCCTGATCCATCGAGTAACCCACGGACTGCATTACATAATCGAGCTGCTGATATGATTCGGTGGACATGCCGAGCTGAGATGAACCGCTCTCGATTTCTTTGGCCCATTCTGCCTGCTGCACCGTCAAGTCGATAAGCGCTTTTTCTACCACCACTATCGCGGCGGCTACCGCCGCAAACGTGCCTATCAGCGCCATGGATTGACCGTCTATCTTCACCATCCCGTCGAGGGTTCCCTTGATGTTGTCCGGCAGGCTTATTCCAAATTTGCTGCCCAGTTCGTCGAGCGCATCACCCAGCCCCTTGCTGTTGTCCCCCGCATTATCAGCCCCATCGCCGTACTCTTTCAAGGCTTCCGTGTTGTTTTTCAGCTCTTTTTCGGCTTTTATGAGCGCCGTTTCGGTGTCGTTCACGGCCTTTTTCATGCGCATCGTGCGTTCGTCGGCCTCGCCATAGGCCGCGCCCACCTTCTTTAGCCACTCTTCCTGCAATTCCAGTTTGTCTTTCAGGTTCAACACGCTTTCGTCGAGGTTTTTGTTTTTTGCGTTCAACGCCTCGGCGGAATCGGCATTATCCTCAAACTGCGCCGCCAGCTTTTTTGATTCCGATTGCAGCACTTTCATGCCGTTATCTATGCTTTTCAGCGCTTCTTTATATTCCTTTTCCCCTTCGGCTATAAATTTCGTTCTTATGCTCGGCATTTACGTACCTCTCAAAAATGCGGATAGGCTTTTAGTTTTCTCCTGCGTTATGCCCTGTATTTTTGCATATTCTTTGATTATTCTTGCTATCCTGTACGGCGTGGCCGTTTTCCAGAATTCCCTTTCACTCAGTCCGAATCGTATCACCCATACCGTAAGATACCACGCGAAATTTATGGGTTCGTCTTCCGCGTGGTTTTCGCGTTTTTTGGTTCCGCTTCCTCATCGCCGCGAAGCGCCGCTGCAGTCAGGTCCATCACGAGCGACGTTACGCCCGAAAGCTGTGAGGGCGGTATGAGCCGCCCCACTTGCTTCACGGTATAAGACTTGTCGGAGCCCTCGCTGTCAAGATAGTCGTTTATCATGGCAGTCAAAAAGCACATGATTGTCTTTGTCGTAGCGCTCCTGAGCGCTTTTGATATATTGCCGTCAAACATTTCCTGCACGTCCGCCAGCACATTCATGTTGCAGCAGAGGGTCATTTCCTGTCCGTCAAAGGTGTATTTTGCGGTTTTCAGTCTTATATCCATGCCGTTCTCCTTTTATGACGCGCCGAAGCACTTGTTTATCCACGCTACCGCATCGCTTTCGCTTGCCAGTATTGCAATCTCCATGATATTCTTGTCCTCGCTGTCATCTGCTAAAAACTCGCCCGTGGTCGTGGGAGTCTGGAAGGTGATGCTGTCGCCTTTTGTGGCGTATACATAGCCGGGTGCGCCAAAAAGCACCTTGTACACAAAGACGGCGGTATATTTGTCCGTGCCGTCAATAGCGTCCGGGGCGTAAAAGCCCATGCCGACATACTTCGCAATGTCCTTCGCAGTGGCTTTAAGGCTCTTTTGTGAGGTGTTTGTTCCTACGTTGCGCGTATTTTCGCTCATGCCAAAAAGCAGTTTCTGTGCCGCGTCGGTGATGTATTTCACTCCAACGCTGGCAGTGCCGCCGGTTATGAGTTTCTTGTACTCGGCAAGGCGGCTCTCGGCGTACAGTCTGCCCTCGGCAGCGGTCAGGTTCAGCTCCACGCTCATTGCGTCGCCCATGCTTACGGGCGTATCATAAGTGATGGTGCCGTCGGTATTTGTGTACTTGCCGATTTTTATTCCTCTGAGGTCAAAAGTAGGCATTTAATCCAATCCTTTCTGCTTAAAAAATAGGTTTACCTTTTGGTTCAAAATTTCCTCAAATTTCTTTACTGCGCGTTCCTCGGCTATTGTCCAGAAACGGGAACCGGGGTTGTTAGAGCGCCCATAGTTGCGGCTGAATGCCACTTGCCCATTGGACGCGCCGCTGTCGTTTTTCCCTGTGGGCTTTACCATAACATAGCGGGAGCCGTCCTTATCCTTGCCTTTTGATTTTTTGATAGAGCGTAGCAGAGAGCCGGTACGATATTCGCCATACTGATATATGGCCCGTTCGATTTCCTGTTTTGCATAGTCTGCGCCATCGTTCATCAGTTCGTCGTTTAGTTCGTCCATGCCGTCCCTTACGCCTTTTAGGGCCGCCTCCACCTCATCAAATCCGGAAAACTCAACGTTAGCCATATATCCCTCCTACGCCCACCGCGGTCATGGCAATGTGGTACAGTCCCGTGTCCACTTCGTATATTTCCGCGTCCACAGTGCAACTCCAGCCTGCCGCAGCGAGCCTGCCCTTGATATCCTTTATAGCCAGCTCGAACGGGGGAGTGTCGGTGTAGTAATCCACAGAGTACATCACGCCCGTTTCCTTTTCTGCGCCCTCTGCGTATAGCGTCCCGATCTGGCCCATGCACTGATACGTGATATAACTGCGCTGGTCGCCCATGTAGGGCGGGTGGCATACGGTGTATCCATCCTTGAGTATCTCCGCTATGGTCATGCCGTCACCACCCTCTGAGCCTTAATCTCCAAAAATTCCCGGCGGTCGCCTATGTTGTCTATGCTGATGATCTCGTAAGGCTCGGCATCCCGCTCATGCCATATGCGGCACTCGACGGTCACAAGGGGCGAGTAGCGCATGGTTATGGTCACGGGCTGCCGCAAGTGCAGTTCTTCCGCCTGATATACCTCCGTACCGTGGGCATTCACCCACTTGCACCACACGGGGCCGGGGAAAACATTTTTAAAGCTTTCCGCGCCGAATCCGGCTTTGATGCTGTATTCCGGCGCTTTTATGGTGATTTTCGTTCGCATTTCGCCTGCTCCAGCTTTAATTGCCATCAAAACCACCAGCCTTTATATTGATTCAGCATCGCGCGAACTGCTATGTCTATCTCGGTCGTAGAACCCTGTATCACAGCCTCCCGGTTGGTGTACCAATGGCCTATGAGCAGGAGCATGGCCTGTCGCACAAGGTAGGGTGTCTCCTCGTATCCTGCGGTGTAGGTTATGACTGCGCCGGGATTGTTTACCGTCACGGTGCCGCGGCGCACGTCTGCGGTATACTCCACCGCCTCGCCGTCCACTGTAACGCTGTCCACGCTTATCACGGGGCCACGCGGGAGTGTCACAGTGCCGCTCACCTCCGGGTAAGCGGTTATGGACTGCTCCGCAAATGACTTCCCGCAATAGTTCTCGCAATATTCGCGGGCCGCGCTTATGAGAGGAGCTATTATATCCTTGTCCTCGCTGGTATCGCCGGGGTTATTCCGCAGATGCAGTTTTACCTCTTCGAGGCTTAGCGGTTCCACTGCTGGGGGTTGTCTTGTTATTACCATTGTCGGCCTCCATGGCTATGGCGTAACAGCCCCTGATGAGCTGCCGCGCCGTTGCCTCGTCTATGTCAATGATGGAGCCGGGCGGGGTTACTCCCTCCGGCCCGGCTGCTAAGGTCAACATTTTGATTTTCATCAGCTCGCCTTCATCTTCAGGCGGCTGAACGCCTCGCCTACTACGGGTGCGCCGTCGCCATAGTACTCGACAACGTAGCCTATCTCGTTGTTGACGGCGTACAGCTCGTTAAGCACCTGTATGTAGAGGCCGTCGCTGTCGCATACCCAATAGCCGGTTTTAAAGTCGCCGTATACTGCCACGTACTTGTCCGTGGCTACGGCGTTAGGCGCGTACTCGGACATATATACGGGAGCGCCCAGCAGCATATCAGGCTGTCCTGCCTGCACGGAGGGCTGCCATATATACTGGCCGTCG